GAGGTCGACCTCGGCCTCGGTCACCTTCTGTCGGAAATAGTAGTCAAGTCTGTCAGCCATTGTTTCTCTCCAAAACGTCAAAGCCCCGAAGTGGCCGCATGCAGTTGCGGTCTCTTCGGGGCTCGACTCGTTCGATTACCCTTCAGCGCTTGCGGCGCCTTTGTGCGTTGGTCAGTGCAAGTCGCTGGTCTCCCCGAGCTTGGACAAGCCAAGCTCCCAGTGGTCGATGAACGCCGGTGCTCCCGGTTCGATCAGATCAATGAAATGCGTGTGCGCCGGCCGCATGAAGTCCTCGATCTGTCGAGTCTGCAGGCGCTCCTCGTCGGTGAGTGCGCGGTTGACGCTAATGTCGAAGGCGTAGAGGGCGAACTGATCGATGGGGCCAAGCTCCCAGTCGACGCCTAGCTCCGACTCGCCGAGCACCAGCGTCGTGCCGTGGAAAGCATCGATGGCAGTGACGTCGACGCCGAGAAAGAAACGGATGGCGTTGCGAATCCCCGCAGCAGATCCCTTCTGCTTGTAAATCTGCACAAGCACCGAGACCAGGCGGCGCTTCTGCAGCTCGCTCAGATCGAAGGCGAACGGATTTCCCAAGTCGGCCAGCATCAGATCGAGGAACGCTTCGGGTGCCCGATCGGGATCGAAGATATCGGTGAACCTGTCGATCTCGGACAGCAGCAACTCGAGCACGTCTTGCAGCACCGCCATGAAGCGCTTGAGATCGCCGGTGAGATCTTGCCTGCGATTGATTTCGGGCAGCAGACGCAGAAGCTCGAACGCCCGCTGCTTGGGACGACCGGGGGGAACGAAGCCCACGAAGTCGGCCTGGTTGCTGGTTTCGCCGATGGGATTTCCGAACACGTCCCGGGCGCCCGTAACGATGACTCGGTAGGTCGCGAACTGGCTCAGCTCAATGTCCAAGCTGACGTCGACGGCGGATGGCGTCGCCGGCGTCACGGACAAGGGCACAACCGAAACCGCCGGTCTCGTTAGTGCCTGCAATTGGTAGTTGCCTGGCGTGAGCGCATCGGAGCTGTCGCCATCACCAAGCTGCCGCATCGCCTCGTCGAAGGACACCCTGACCGTCTGAGCGGATGTCGCCTGGGCCGAGGCGACGACGGGTGCAGTGAGGTCCTCGATTTGAAAGCTGTACGACTGATCGAGGGGAAGCGCGGAAACCAAGGTGGCCGAGACCACGCGGACAGTGACGGTCTGCAGGCTGAGGAAGTCGGAGGTCGGATCAATGCCGAGCGTAAGCGTATCGCTGATCAAAGTGACGGTGCTGGCGGGCCCATCGAAGCCAGGCTTGAACTCCGTGACTGCGCCGCCATCGAAGGCGAGAACGCCGCCCACGTAGGCTCGTGTGGCTGCGCGGTCGATTCCGTCGGTGCCCACATCAACGATGTCGATGGCAATCTGCGTTCCGACAGGGACCTGTACCTCGCTGGGCTCAGGGTCTCGGTTGACGAGCGTGGGCCTGGTCGGCGTCGCATCGGTGACCACGTCGTCGAAGTAGAGTCCTGGTAGCTCAACACGAAACGCCATGACCTACACCGCCACCAGTTCGAGTCGCAGTCCCACGACGTGATTTCCCGTTAGCTTGGAAACGTTAGCCGCCATGTCCGCTCGATCACGGCTGCGACCGCTGGCAAGAAGCATGGTGGATGCCGGCACACCATCGATCGTAATCGCGGCCTGCCAAGCGACGCCTGCGGGAAGCTGCGCTGGGCTGCGCAGTCGTAGGCGCGCGCGGATGAAATTCTCTGCGGTCACATCGACGCTCTGCTGCACCTCGGCGTGGTCTCCGATTTCAAAGTCATGCACATCCCCATCCACGTCACTACCCAGCACGAAGGCAAAGTCCCCCGACGTGGGCGTGAACCCCACGGGAGCGATGCGCCCCTGCCGGGTGCCGAGAGCTGCGTCGAAGGGAGTAAACGCCATCGTGTTTCCTACAGCTGCCTGAAGACTTCGACGTGGTCGAAGAAGCTCCGGCGCGTGACGTCTTCGGTCTGAAACCCGAAGCCCGCGCGTCCAGAGGTGAAGGGCTGTGAGCCCGTGTTGATGCCAAGCGCGTCGTCGATGAACTGCGCCATGCCGCTTACCGGTTGCCAGCTCGGGGTCGTGCCGAGGGGTTGCGCGGACAGGTCGTTCTCGAAGACATCGATCAAAACGTCGCCGTTGAGGTTCACGACCATGTCGAGACGCAGATGCAGAAACGCGGCCGGTGCGAAGGTAGAAACGCTCGTGCGGAGAATGCCGGTACCCGGCGTCGCGGCGGCCGGGATGCCTGAGACGATCACGCCCTTTTTGAGGATGATCTTATGCGGGTCGTCGTCCGACAAGCCGAGGAGGTACGCGAGGTCGTTGACCGAAGGGCCCTGTGCGCCCAGGAACAGAAAAGGTGAAAAGCCAGTCGGACCACCAGAGAGCCCGCGCTGCACCACACCGCGAATCGACCCGCCCTTGGCCATGGGTGCAAAGCTCGCCTGGTTGGTGAAAAAGCCCACGGCCCCTGCCGAGGTCGACAAAGAGTTGAAGCCAAACAAGAAGCTCCCGCCGCCTGGTGGGCGAGCGATGCCATTCGTCACGCCACGGTCGACCACGTTGATGTCGAGACCGTCGGTCAGTTCTGTCCAGTCTGTTTCACTCATGTTGCACCTCCGAGTACGGGGATGAGAATTTCTCGTTTCCTGTGCAGGTGCGGACCGGGTACCTGATACAGCCAATCAGCGAGGGATAAGACCTGCCATCTTTGCCCGTAGACCAGCTCGCCACAGCCCTGCTTGCGGTAGAGGAGACCGGGCTCGACGCCCGTTTTGAGTCTGATGCGTTCTCTCATCCAACGCATCAATCTGTGCTGCCCACTGAATCCCAGCTTGTAGCCGTTGGGGCTCACCTGCGAAACGCTTCCGTTGGCGTCGAAGTGGCCGCGCATGAAGGAACTGAGGTCACGCGCCGGAACGACAGGCATTGGATGGCCATCAAAGGACTTGCGCGGTGTGACTCCGAGTTCGAGCAGCCTCTTGCACAACGTCTTAGAATAGATCACGAGGGTTTGAGTGACGGTCGCACGCCCACGGCAGATCTGGGTACATGGATGGAGTGGCCCCGAGAATGCCAGCGCTTGTCGCAGGCATTCGAGGTGCTTCATGTCTCGCTCTCCCAAGCGCACCTGGAGTCGATGTTCAACACCACGGGTGCGCTTGCGAATCAAGATGCAGCCATCGGCGAGGATGAACCCAAGCCAGTACCACTTCTCGGGCGCATCCATCGCATGGAAGTAGTGCTCGTCGAGCGTGTAGCGTTCTGTTTGCATAGCTCGCCTCATAGGGTTGTCATGACCAGCGTCGGCCATAGCTCCTCGTAGTCTTCGACAGATTCTGGTGTCCCAGCAGCGTCGTAGCTGGCAGCGGTCGTCGAGACGCCAGCCAGGTTGAAAGCGAAGTTCTCGTTGCTCTTCCAGAATTCCTCGTAGTCCTCGACGGATTCCGGCGTGCCTGCTGTATCGAAGGATGCTGGCGTGCTCGTCGTGGAGTCGAAGTCGAACAGGAACGTCTCATTGGAGAGCCACTCCTCGGCAAAATCCTCGACAGGCTCGGGGATCGCAGCGTCGTAGCCAGCCGCCAGCGCGTTCACGCCATCGGTCAGTCCGAGAATGAAATTGTCGTTGTCGCTCCAACCCTCGTTGAAGTCTTCGACAGGCTCGGCGATGGCATCGTAGGACGCCAGATCGAAGACAGCGTCGTTAAACCCGAAGGCAAAGCTCTCGTTACCGAGCCATTCTTCCTCGTAGTCCTCGAACGCTTGCGGTTGCGCTAGGTCGTAGCCTGCGATCTCCTCCGCCGTCGCCTGCAAGGCGAGCGTCCATCCATCGGCCTGGCCGGGCGCGGCACCGACGGTTTCAAAGCTGGGGTTGTTGATCGCCATCTACAATGCTCCTCCGGTGTCGCCGTTGATGAGCGTGATCGTGCCGAGGACGGGGAACTCTTTGTTCTCCAGCATGACGTCGTCGGAGCGAGTGTTGAGCAGGAAGTCAGGGTCC